CCAGGCGACCGGGCACGCAGAAGGACGTTGCCGAGGCGATCGGACACGGCCTGAACCGCTGGGTGCGGGACGTGAACCTGCGGCGCGTGGGCCAGCAGCTCGCCACGGACTTCTGCTACTCCTGGGGGGTGGCGATGGTGACGCGCGAGCCGAACCGCTGGGAACTCCAGACGGACGAGCGAACGTACTTCGACAAGAAGGGGAAGGTGGTCCCGTCGATCAAGAAGTCGATGTGGCCTGCGGTGTACCGGGTGCCCCAGCCCTCGTTCATGGTGGACTCGAGGGCGCTGACGCTCGACTCTGCGGAGTACATGGGGCACACGTGGTACGCGAACATCGCTGACCTGATGGCCGAGGCGGACGGGCAGCCTGAGAAGGGCTGGAAGCGGGAGAAGCTGAAGCGGCTCCAGGACGGCGGCGCGGCCCCCGGTGGCGAGGCCGAGCACGTGGACCCGCTGCGGAAGCAGGCGGGCGACCGAGACACGGAGGCCGAGCAGGTGGAGCTGCTGACGCTCTGGGTCTCTGGCTATGCCTGCGACGAGAAGAAGGGCCGGAAGCAGGGGTACAACGGCTCGCTGGTGACGCTGGCGAAGGCGGCATCGGGGCCGAAGAACTACGAGTGGGAGGAGGTCAAGGATCCCGAGCCCTTCTACGGCCCGCCGACCGGCCCCTACGTGGTGTTCGGTGCGTACACGTTGCCGAACCGGCTCTGGCCCCTGTCGCCCCTGGTCGCGGTCGAGGCGCAGATCCGAGCTGCGAACCGCCAGGCTCGAGCGGTGGAGCGGTCGAACGAGCGCCACAAGCGGGTGGTGCTCTACAACCAGCGGGACGCGAAGACGGCGGCGCTCCTGAAGCGGGCGCAGCACGACTTCTACGTCGGCATCCCGGGCTTCGAGAAGGACAAGTTCGCCCAGGCCGAGCTGGGGGGCGCGACGGAGACGCAGTACAAGGGCGCGATGTGGGCCGTGGACACGCTCCAGCGGGTCAGCGCGATGGACGATGCCCAGCAGGGCCAGGTGACCGGCCAGGGCACGGCGACCGAGCACACCATCGCCGCGGACTCGACGGCCTCGAGGCTCGCGCTCCTGCGCCAGCAGTTCGGGGACGCCATGAGCCAGGTGCTTCGGATCGTGGCGTACTACCTCTACCACGACACGTCCATCGTCTTCCCCCTGGGGGACGAGGCCGGTGAGCAAGTCGGCATGGAGGAGCCGTGGTTCCACGGTGGCCTGCACGATCCGGCGAGCGATGCCACGTTCGAGGACTTGGAGCTGGAGATCGAGGCGTACTCGATGCAGCGGATGGGCCAGGGCGAGTGGGGTCGCGCGGTCGATCAGGCCGTCGCCGGCTACCTGATGCCCTCGCTCCAGATGCGCCAGCTGTTCCCCTTCGTGAGCTGGGACAAGCTGGACGACATGATGGCCCAGCGGTACGGGCTGCCGGACCTGGACGGCCTGGTGGACAACGAGGCGGCGATGGCACAGGCCCCGTTCGAGGGTCCGGCCCCGGAGAACCAGCCCCGGCTCGACCGGGACGTTGGCGGCTACGAGGGCGCGCACGCGGGCCGTCCGAAGCGGGTGGCCCCGAGTGGTCCGATGGCCGAGGGGCGGCAGTTCGCGGGCGCTGGAGCGGGCTCAGGTGGGCCTGCGGCGTCTGGAGGGCAGATGACCGGCCTGGGAGGGCTCTAGGGCATGAAGAAGGCGAAGGACACGGCGGGTTTGAGGCGGATCTACCGCTACGAGGACCAGGAGACGGGCCAGAAGGTGCTCATGGAGCTGGCCGACGACGAGGAGATCCACGACATCGGGGAGGTGGCGACCTGGAACGGTCGGAAGCTCGAGCGGCTGCCCTCCGGGGATGGCGGGCGTCAGCATGAGGTCTGCGTGAAGTTCGACGGGATGTTCAAGAACTACCAGGTGAACCGGAAAGACCCGATCACCAGGCACGCGGACGGGCGCGACAAGCGAGGAACACCCATGTTCCAGGGCCGCTCCCACGCACGGGACTATGCGGCCAGGATGCGGGACGTGGGGATGGACGTGGAATTCGACGGATGATCTAACTCTAATCAGGGAGAGCACATGGAAGAGACAGAGCTGATCGAGGGCCAGGCGGCCCCGACGAACCAGGAGCAGCAGGCTTCGCAGGCGAGAGACACCTCTGACGCCGAGCTGCTGCAAGGGATGCTGGCCCAGGCAGACGGCCCGACCGCGCTCGACGCGACGGCGCTGGCTGCGGAGGCGCAGGGCGAGACAGCCCCGCAAGGCAACCTGGAGGAGGCTGTCGAGCCTGCTCAGAAGGCGCTCGAGGACGCGCGCGCGGTGTTGGCCCGCGCGAAGATCCACAAGGACATCATCAACGGGTTGGCCCCCGACGCTCTGCTCGAGCAGGCCGAGACGCTGAAAGGCGTTCAGGCCGAGCAGGACCGGGAGGGGAACTGGCGAGACCAGTTGGTGAAGCGATTGGAACACCTCGAAGGTGGTTCCACGGAGGGAAGCGACGACACCGAAGAGGGCGGCAGCGATGCCGCGCAACCTTCGGATGGGCAGAAAGCCAGGACGCCCGACCTGTCGGAAGCTTTGCAACCCGTGGACGAGTACCTGTACGAGGGGATCCCAGAAGCCCTTACGGCGACGGCGACGGCGATGGCCGGCTACACGGAGGAGCGGATCGCGGAAGCGACGGCCCCTCTGATGGCGCAGGTTCAAGAGCTGACGCAGGAGCTTGTGAGGCGGGAACTGGTCGGTGAGTACCCCCAGCTCCGCGACGCCACAGCCTACGGCAAGGTCAAGCAGGCGATGGCTGAGATCCAGCCGCGTGTCCAGGTGGAGGGCGGAAGCGCCTTCGACCAGGTGTACGCGGTGATGGGTCGAGCCTCGCAGATCGAGCTAGGGACAGGCGGCGCACCTTCGGAATCTCCCCCGCAGAACGGTGGCCTGGTGCCGCCCACTCGCAAACCATCCTCCGAGAACGCCATGTCTGCGGACGAGCGTTCGGCGGCCTACTTGAAGGCTGCTATGGCTTCCGGCTCATCGGCGGCTGGTAGACGAGCTGCGGGACTGTAACAGCGGTCCCACCAAAACACGGTCGGGCCGCGCAGCCTCTAAGAGGTAACCCGTGGACCTGTTCACCGACTTCATTCTGGCTACTGGGCCTGCCGACATCGGCGGCGCTCAGGGCCTTCAGAACCTCATCACCCGCAACAGCTACTCGCTGAAGTGGATGGTGCAGGGCGGCCCCGGCGTCAAAATGTGCCAGGGCGGTTCTTCGATCCGTGGTGACGTGATGATCCGAGAGGTCAGCACGTACACCACCTACAAGCCGAACGACAAGCAAACCTGGTCGAACCCCCAGGTGACCGAGGACTACAGCTGTCCCTGGCGCTTCTCGCTCGACCATATCTCCTGGACCGACCAGGAGATCATGCTCAACAACGCGACGGGTCCGCAGTACAAGGACGACGTTCGCATCCAGGCCTTCATCGACATGAGGAAGAAGGTCAACATGAGGGGCGTCACGTCTCTCATCCACGGCATGGAAGACGAGATGTGGGCGCTGCCGGACTACGGCGAGATGGAGCTCACGGCGGGCTCTGGCGTCCAGTCGCTTCCGCTGTTCTCGAACGAGATGACCAATGGCGGTCTGTACTCGAGCTACCTGAGCGGCAACGGCGGTTCGGACACGGTGCAGGGCATCGACAAGACGCAGTACGGCGTCTGGGACAACGCTCGCGCGGCCTACAAGGCGGTCGGCACTCACGCCGCGAACCACCTCTTCGAGGCGTTCGATGACGTGTTCATGGAGGTCCAGTACGAGAAGATGCCGGGCATCGGTGCCGAGTACACGGACCCGATCAGCAATCCGTTCGTGGTCGCCACGCAGAAGCAGGGCATCATCAACTTCAAGCGCAGCCTGCGCCTGAACCAGGACTGGTATCGCCACGGCCCGGACGATCCGAAGTACGGAGCCCAGTTCGACGGCACGCAGCTCGAGTGGATCAAGGCGCTGGACACGGCGGCGATCTACCCGACTGCTGAGAACCAGGCGCACGGTTCGGAGACGACCTACGGGCTCTGGTCGGAAACGACCAACAACTCAGCCGGTGGTGACACGGGCAACAACGACGGGCCGCGCTACCACGTGCTCGACTTCATGACGCTGCACAAGGTCTGCCACTCGCAGCGTTTCTTCACCTACCTGCCGAACAAGCGGCCCAGCAACCAGGCGACGACGAACATCCTCCCGATCGACTCGTGGCACAACAACTTCTGCCGCGACCTCCGTCGTCAGGCGTGCGTCTACCCTGACGGAGCCCTCGCGTAGGCCCTACCTCTCACACAAGGAGAAACTGAAATGTCTGTTGGACTAGAACCCCCCTACGGCTGGGGCGGCCCGGAGCCCTGGGAAGCCATCGTCTTCAACCCTGGAACTGTGGACTTCCTCCAGTGGGATCACGTCATGTTGGACATCGTGTTCAACGACGCGGAGACCACCACCAACACGGTCGGAGCGCAAAACTCCTGCTGGGCGAACATCAACTCGCTCACGGGCGGCGCTCGCAGCAGCGGCATCACGGCGATCT